GGCGATGATCTACGAGACCCGGCAGGACGTCCGGTGGATCAAGGACACGCTCAAGGAGATCAAGGAGGCCAACCAGGCGCAGGACGAGCGGATCAACGAGATCAAGGCGCGGCAGGACTCGCAGACCGGGAGAGATGGCGCGCTTGCGGCGATCGTCTCAATGGTTGTCGCGTTTTTCACCGCGCTCGCCTCCGGGGGGTGGTTTCGATGAGCAGCCCGGGGATCACCCTCAAGGGGGGCAAGGAACTCGCGAAGGCCTTCGCCTCCCTGGCCGACGACATCAAAGGCCCGGCGCTCGAGGCCGCAACCCGGGCGGCAGCGCTCCCGGTGCTTAACCAGGTGCGGATCACCGAGCCGGAAGGCGGCCGCACCCCGTACAAGACCGGGACGTACCGCCGCGGCTGGCACCTGGAGACCGTCGAGAAAACCCCGGAGCGGTGCACCGTCATCGTCGGGAACGATCAGCCACAGGGTCCCCGGCTCGAGTTCGGGTTCGTCGGCAGAGACGTGCTCGGGCGGTTCTACAACCAGGCCGCCCGCCCCCACATCCGGCCGGCGCTCGATGAGAACCGGAAACCCGCGCTCCAGGAGTTCCGGGGCGTGGTCGCGGACATCATAGCACGGAGGGCGGCTCGTGCAGATTGAGTCGATCCTCCGGTCCGTCCTGGTCGCCGACCCGGCCGTCGCTGCCCTGGTCGGGACCCGGGCCTATCAGACGACCCTCCCGCGAGAGCCGACGTTCCCGGCGATCACCTACCAGATGGTGAGCCGGGTGCAGGACAGCCTGACGGGCATCGTGCAGGCGCGGATGCAGTACACCTGCCTGGCGACGACCTGGAAAGGAGCAGCCGACCTTGCCGACGCGGTGCGGTGCTGCCTGCACGGCTACCGGGGCGTCCGGGACGGCGCACGGATCGAGGAGATCCAGTACGCAGGACAGCACGACGACCACGACGAGACGACCGGGATCCACTGGATCCCCGTCGACATACTCGTCACATACCTAGAGGAGACTTGAGACAATGACTTTCCAGACATCCGTGCAGAACCCGGCCGCGATCCGGCTTGGGAGCTGCAAACTTGAGGTCGAGGACTACCCCGGGACGTTCACCAGCATGACTGACGTCGGCATCCTGAAGGGTGCGAAACTCACCGTGAACCGCGAATCGATCACCATCCAGCCGGACAACGCGCCCGAAGTGGATGTGTCCGACCAGATCACCGGCGCCGAAGTTACTGCGACGCTCCACGAGTGGACGCTCGCGACGCTCGAAAAACTCGGGATTGGCACTGTCACGACCGAGACTGGCGTGCCAGTGAGTGGAAAAGTGCTCAACGTCGCGTCAGGCGCGTGGGGCTTCTCCGCGTTCATCCCTGTAACCGACCAGCCCTCCGCGAGCATCACGTCGGTCGCCGGGTCGACGAACCCGACGCTCGTTGCCGGGACCGACTACCACGTCATCACCGACGACGAGGGCGTCACCGGGATCGTCGTGCTCGACTCGGGTACCGTCACCACGACCGCCCAGGCGCTCACGATCACCTACGGCTACACGCCGATCGCGTCGAAGACCATCAAACTCGGCGGCAAGGGGTCCACCCCGAAGTACATCGCCGTGCAGATGACCAACACCAACGCAGCCGGCAAGAAATATCGTTACCGCCTGTTTAAGGTCAAACTGTCGAGCAACTTCGAGCACACGTTCACGGCGGACGCGAGCGGCGAGCCCGCCGGGATCCCGATCACCCTGACGGCCCGGCCTGACCCGACGCTCGATGATGAGGAGAACGTCATCCAGATCTACGACGAGCAGGCGGTGTGAAGATGGTCGTGATCCACGACCTCTCCACCCTTTCCCCTGAGCAGGTCCTCGTCCGGATCGGCAACGGCGAAGAGATCGAGGAGATCGATCTTACTATCGTCCCCGCCAGGGGCACGCTGCTCCTGACACAGGCGACGCAGAAGCACGGCGGGTGGAACAATATCCCTGATGAGGAGATGATCCCGGCGATCGCCGCTATCTGCCAGCAGTC